CACCTGTGATCCTTTCCATCAAGGTCTTATCTTGTCCGAATGCTTTATCCCAGTTCGTTGTGATCCACGTGTATAGCCACGTCAACTTGTCTCTGATCCATACAAACATATTCTTGAAAAGAGTCAGTGTTTTGATTATTCTCTCTCGGTTCTCTGGTTTTGATAACCAATCTAATGCAGCATAAGTGATAAGTCCCTTGAAAAACTTCCATAAACGCCCTAGGAACCCTAGACCACCCTTTGCAATATTCTTTATTACATTACCTGCACCATCACCAGGTGTTTGTGATTCTATTCTTGCTTCTCTTTGTCTATCTGCTAATAACTTTGCACGATCCTTTGCATCTTTTGCTTGCTTTAACTGTTGTCTTTTCAGTCCAGTCAATCCAACAGCAATACTATTAACTGTAGCACCTAGGGAATTAATTGCCTTAATGGTCGTAGAAAATTGTGTGCCAGCGACAGTCTTACTACCAACAGTGATCTTAGTCTCACCCTTTGGTGGAGTTACATATTTGTAGAATCTTACAGTAGCCATTAGATGTCTTTAACTGGTCTATTAACTGGAACGATTTGATCACCACCACCAGTCTGGATAAAGTCACGTAACACTGGTTGTACAATGAATAATGTATTTGTAACGTCACCTCTGAGCTGTGCTGAGCTCTCTGCTTCGGAACGCTGCTTCAATTCACTATTTAGTTTACCTCCTTTACCAGTACCACCTACAACATAATCAGATACTGGTTCTAATCTACCTGTGAAAGGAGACTCTTTACCATACTTAGTTAATGGATCAAAGATAGACGGACCTCCATAACCCACATCTTTAGGATTAGTGGAAGTCTCCCAGTGAAGGTGAGGTCCTGTAGATCTTCCTGAGTTACCTGCTTCACCCACCACTTGACCTGCTCTTAACTTCTGTCCGTCCTTCAACTTAGACATCTTATCCATATGTGCATAGAACTGTCCTATGCCATCCCTTGTTGTAAATGCTATGTAATTACCATATCCTTTATCGTATCCAACATTCTGTACTACGCCATCCATAAAACTATGCAACTTCTCACCTATTTCAGTAGCAATATCAACTCCCTTGTGGATCTTACCCCACCTCATTGTCATTGCTTTAGAAGTAACTATATGATTAGTCATTTCAGCAGCAGCCGCGGCTGGGAATATTGAGAAATTGGATTTGGGTTGTATTCCTCCTTCACTTACTTTTTTAGACTGTGATTCCAGTAACTGCTTTTCAGCGTGTGGTATTAGAACTTCTTCCCAATGCTTAATCTTTTCATCAATGGTTGAACCAAGTGGATTCCAGTGTCCATTCCACATACCCATACCTGCTGCACCATTTGATGTCCTAGGAACGCCATCAACTCCAACACTTATCCACCTCTTATCTCCACCTTTCTCCTCTCTATCTTTTTTAAATTGGGCTAACTGCTCCTTCAATCGCTTAACGTCAAATGCTTCATTCTCTGTTTGTGCTTGTATTTTATCGTCACCAGTAGAAAAAATACGTTGGTACGTATTAACAGTACCACCTGCAAAATTAGCAATATTTGTGATAAGACCACCCAGTATCTTCGAACCTGTGCTAATTAACCATATCAATGATTCAATTGCTTTTCCGACAGGTCCGTTGACAAGATAATCAGTATATCCTTTTACAGCACTACTCATTAGAGGAGATATCTTTCTCCATACCATTTGTATGACTGGAACTACTGTCTTAATATATTCTGCTATTGTTTCTCTAAATGGTTCAAGGAATGCTTTAAAACCTGGTAAAAAGATACTCACAAAATAATCTTTTATAGGTTTGATTATAGGTGTTATAGCATCACCTATGAATGCACCAATCTTATCACCTAAGAATCCACCAACTATATTACCGACTATAGGTGCAAAAGGTCCTAGTATTGGTGTTAAGAATGCTGTTAGTGCAACACCACCAATAGCAGCACCGATACCACCACCTGCTGCCTTCTGTAAACTATCTCCCTGTGACATTCTTGTTCCAAATGAAACGAGACCACCAACAACAGATAATCCACCACCTTTCATAAACCTACCTGCTTTCACTTTAGTCAAACGTTTCATACGAAGCATTCTCTTCGCACGTAGTTTCTTTGCTTTAATTTTGTTTATATTCTGGAGTCTTTGCTTCGCTATTTGTTTCTTAGTGAGTTGTTGAGTTGCTGAATTTTTAGTTGCATTCTTTCCATCTACACTAATTAACTTCCTAAGTCTATTCGCATCTCCTATTAACTTCCAAGGTTGTAGTATTCTATCTGCTAGGAAGAGTGCAGAAATACCACCAATTATCTTCAATGCTCCCATCACAGGAGAGTTTTCAGAGAATGCTTCTAATATCCAATTAACACCAGTTGATAATACTTTCCAAAACGTCTTCAACCATTTACCTATCCACGGTAATACAGTCTTAATGAGTTTTGTATTCTTTGGATCGGACATCCAATTCAATGCAAGAAAACCAAGCAGCTTGGTACCAATCCAGATAAAGGGACTTAGAAGATTCTGTAAGAGTCCACCTGTCTTACGCAAAACATTGTTACCCTTCTTATCTTCCCTATCCATCTCCTTCGACACATCTGCTTCTATCTTACTTTCTCTCTGCCTATCTCTAGTTAATTTTCTTTGGTCTTTCTGATCATCCAACCACTCCATCTTATCCATATGCATCTTTTGAATGATGCGTCCTAAATCTTCGACAACAAATCCAAGACGATTAATAGATGTCGTCATTGAGGCTACAGGATCTGTGCGAACATCACCTGTGGTTTTCGCTGGTAAAAAAGATCTAATCTTTAATGTTGCCATTATAGTTCTTGGCTTGTGCCCTGTGCTTGTTTCTGTCTCGCTTCTTCTTCACGAAGATATCTAATTAACAAGTTCACGTAAACATCCCTCTCCCAAGGCATCATATTCTCAAGTTCAGTTAAACTGTACTTGTGGTGTTGCATAAGGGCAAAGTTAACCTCATACAAGTTCAATAGAGAGTCGTGAGCTAGGGCTATTCGAAAAAAGCTGCTAGTCCTTCTAATGTCACAGTGCTTTTGACTTCAGTCTTTGGATTAAATACCTCGATCTCGTGAGATAACTTAGGCATAGTTTCAAAGAACTTTTGAACATCAGCAAACTGTTTAGAGTTCATACCTTCAAAGAAAGAAACTAATTCTGCTTTCTTATAGTCCTTGGCTTCGTGTAGTTCATCACCTTCAGCGATAGTATCAGTACAATCTGCTGCTAGTTTGAATACATCATCGATACCAGGTTCATCTGTCAAATTATTCTTAACGAAAGAATCCAATGAAGGATACTTCATAGTAAGAGTAACTTCGTCAGTCAGTACGATCTTATTAGAATGGTCTTTAGGGATTTGAATCTGAACATCATCTAAGTTCACTTCAACATCGACCGTTGTTTTTTCATCATCTGGGCAAGTGATTTTAAATTCACTCACTTCTCCAACAGACTTACCACGTATCTTCAAGAATAAAAATTCAATATCAAAAGTAGTTAATGTATTAACGTTTTTAATATTGGTGCAGTTTTTGATGATCTCTTTGACTGCTTTAATCATTTCTTTCTGGTTCTGAGATTCCATTGCTACGTATAGCAATTTCTCTTCACGAACTAGGAAAGGTCGATAAGTGACTTTTTGTCCAAATGGAAGTACGCATTCGTAATCTGGAATGCTAAGGGTTGGTAAAGGCATTTTGTAAGAGGATTACAATTCAGTATTACTATTTAGATGCCAAACTGAGTGTTTGTATCAGTCCCAAGTCCTAACGCTTGGGCGACATCTAAATTCTCGGTTATAACTTTGTCATCAGTCCAGTCTTTAGGTTTCTGAACTTTAGTGGTGAACCTATATCTCTCAAAGTTAAAGAGCATATTCATTTTCAAGACTCCACCAGCATCATTTGCAAATTCTAGTCCACCCATATTAACTGGATAACATTTTGTGAATTGATAGATACCAACTGCCTTGTTCATACGTGAGAAATAATCTACACCACCGTGTTTTACGTGATTCAAATAGTTTGAACCTCTTTCCCACTTTCTAACGTATATATCAGTTGTATAATCATCATAGAAACCAACTCTATTCTCAGAGTCTGGTGCAATCTTCTGCATCCACTTTTCAAAGAAGTTTCTGTGCCAACCACTTTTAGTCATCATAAAACTTATAGTTAGTTGATTCTCTGTCTGACCTGTTGCATATTTCCTTCCTATTCCAAAATTCTTGATGTCCCCTGTGGTGATGTTACGTGAAGGTATACTTACACCATCAGAAAAATAGTTCATATGATTATACCAGCTCTGCACATCCAACTCAAAACCAGGTATGTAGTTAGTAATTGCAGGCAAACCGAACTCTACTGAGTATAGATTACCTAGAGTAGGTTCACTATAACCGCCACCTGCGATGTCTTTAAAGACTGTAAATGAATTTGGAGCTGCCATTATAGGTAATTTTTGTATACGATATTACTGGGGAGTGGTATGTTGACCCCATTGATAGTAGAAATCCATTCTTCTGTAGGAAGATAACCTATATCATCCCACTCCGCTTCTGGAATCTTATAAACTGGACTTAATATTTGACTACGAAGGTATTTATGTATGGTTTGAGGTGGTGATTCTAAACTAAACCCTATCCTTCGTGCTGCTGGTTGCAAATAATGTACATTTGAACCCCAAAAATGATGTGTATCTTCACCAAACACATACACCATAGGATATTTATCCCAAAACCTCATCTTTTCTCCAAACTTAGCATTATACTTGAATGTTATAGCAGTTGTTGGTATAGGACCGTCAGCACCTTCTAGAGCCCAGAACATTTGATTTCTCCACCAAACGTTAGCGTGTGCTTTACCACCACCCAGTTCTTTTATGTCCTCGAATAGACTCATACCTTTAACTCGTGTTCAGTTAATATCACAAATTCCCATTTTCTGTCCTTACAATATTCTGATGCTGCTTTCCACTTCGCTTGATTCACACCCCAAGTAGCAATCTCTGTCAAAAGTTTTTTCGTCTTACGTCCTGGTTTAGGTGCTTTAGTTTGAGCAAACGGTTTGACCTCGATGAGTCTCTTAGATATCTGTCCATTCGTGTTTCTTGACTTGACATAAAAGTCTGGAAAGTAACGATGTACACGACGATCCAAAGGACTACGATAGGGTATAACAATCTCCTCACTTCCCCACTCCAAAACGTTTAAATTACAGTCACACCATAGCATAAATTTCTTTTCCCACGAAGATCTATAAATAATGTTACTAGGATCCCCTTTATACTTGCCAGGATTACGTGGTTTGAACCTTCCTTGTTTAGTTTTATAAGGCATAATGGCACTTTCAGATTTTATACAAACAGCATTAAAAGCATCTTTAGATGGTCAATCTACTGGTGATATCGATGTAAATATGGGTTCAGGCGGTACAGCACCGCTTGTTTATCCAAGGGAATTACCTGCTCAAGTAGGAAAGTCCAAGGATAATATCAGAGAAGATGATACTGTAGATACCCAATACATTGATTACTTACGTATTCAAATATTCAAAACTCAAGGTGCAGGTGGTGCTAACCCCTATACTTGGGTCGGAGATGGTGCGTCAGGAACTCAACCATTTCAAGGTAGATCAGAACAGAATAACTTATTCAAATCTATTTATCTTTACCTCCCTCCTAATTTAAACGAACAGTATGGTGCCAACTATGAAACTACAACTTTAGGTGCAGCAGGTGCAGGTTTAGCAGGTGAAGCATCTAAGTTAGCTCAGGGTGGAAGCGTTACTATTGAAGATGCAACTGATACACTACAGAAGATGGCAGGTACTGCTAAACCACAGTTCTTAATGAACGCAGCAGCAACAGCATTAGGTGCAGTTAATTCAGCAGTTGGTTCTGATGGAAGTATAAGTGGTGATGAATTGAGTGCTATAACAACGAAGAAAATATTTAACCCATATCAAGAAGTAACAT